ATTGGTGTGGGGCGACCCTGCCGGTTCAAAGCGCGACGAGATCTTTGAAGTGACTGCATTTGATCATCTGAAGACGATCGGACTCAATGCAAGGCCGACAGCATCGAACGACTTCCAGGTGCGCCGTGAAGCGGGAGCGATGCCCATGAACAGATTCATTGACAAGAAGGCGGGGCTACAGGTTCACAAGGATTGTCACCGACTGCGTAAGTCATTGGCCGGCGGCTATCACTTCAAACGTGTCTCGATCGGCGGTGGTACTGAACGATTCCGAGATGCGCCGAATAAGAACGAACACTCACACGTTGGCGATGCGTTTGGCTATCTGCTGCTCGGTGGCGGTGAGCATCGGGTGATGACCCGTGGCTACGGTGGGCGGTACGGTGCAGCCGGGGCGCGGGGCAGTCAACTCACAGCAAAAACGGATTTCTCGATATGGTAACGGCATCAGAAGTACAGTCGATGATCAATATGGAACGCCTGGTCGCGTTACCATTTCACCCATCACACATGGATCGCATCCAGGCAAATAACTTTGACCTGGCGGTATTTGCAAGTTTACCGGACCTGCCTCAGCGGTTAGCATTGATCCAGGAGCAACGCTGCGCGTGGACCTTGTTTTACAAGCACGAACCGGCTTTATGCATGGGTTTGGAGTACAAATGGCCGACGAATTACGAGGCGTGGATCGTGCCTGGCAAAGTTTCTTTGCAACACGGCACACTTTTAACTCGCGGTGCAAAGCGTTTCTTTGATAACATTGGACCCAAACTCGATTTACTACGCATGCAGATTGTGGTAAATGTCGAGCGCGAGGCTGCAGTCCGGTGGGCTGAGTTNTTNAAATTTGAACGTGAAGGCGTCATGGCTAAGTATGGTCCCGAAGGCGCTGATTATTACATGTACGCGAGGACGTATTGATGGGTGGACTATTTGGTGGCGGGGCAAAAGCTCCAGACACTTCTAAGCAAGAAGCGCTTCAAGAGAAGCAGGAAGAGCGCACGAAGCGTCAGGAAGCAGAAGAGCAACGTCGTTTGTCTGCCCAGATCGCTGCGCGTCGCACAGGTGGCATGCGTTCATTGTTATCACCTGAGCGTGAAGATGCGCGTCGGGGATTATCAACTACACTCGGAGGAGGTCAGTAATGGGCGGTTTATTCGGCGGCGGCGGTAAGAAGGCAGCGCCTGCGCCACAGAAGCCTGAGCCACGGGAACCAGTTAAACCAACTGCTATGGCCCGTGAACAAGCTGCAGCAATGCAAGCACGTCGCGGTCGAGCAGCTGGCGCAAGATCTTTGTTATCTGGCGCACAAGACGAAGCACAAACAAGTTTAGCTAAGAAACTAGGAGGTGGATCATGAGCCACGTTATTTCACTAAGTGTGGGCGATCAAAAGCCTGAAATTACATCAGCATCTGGCACAACTTTGACAGCTGATGACATTGACATCGTAATCGACGATACAGCGGTCACGACTCCTGGCGACGCAGTGCGCTTGCTTGAGTACGCAATTCGCTTTATCCAGGACAACGACTACCCATCAGCCTGATGAGTAAGGTCAACGAAGCCGGCAACTATACGAAGCCTGGCATGCGCAAACGACTCTTTGAATCGATCAAAGGGTCTAGTGTGCAAGGTACGCCAGCCGGCAAGTGGTCTGCGCGTAAGGCGCAGCTGCTGGCGAAGAAGTACAAAGCAAAGGGTGGCGGGTACACGTCGTGAAGAAACCGCAGAAGTCGTTGATGAAATGGACGCAGCAGAAATGGCGAACAAAGTCAGGAAAGCCGTCAAAAGAGACGGGCGAGCGTTACCTCCCGGAGAAAGCTATCAAAGCCTTATCTCCACAGGAGTATGCAGCGACAACCCGCGCAAAGCGAGCCGGTGGTGGGGTTGGTTCATCTGTCCCACAACCCAGCAAGATTGCAGCCAAGGTCAGGAAGTACCGTAATGCGTAAGGAACATAAAAGTCCAAGCGGCGGATTGACTGAAGCAGGACGCAAGCATTTTGAGCGCAAAGAAGGCGGAGATCTCAAACCGCCTGTCAAGAAGGGCGTCAATCCACGCCGTGTATCTTTTGCTGCTCGATTCGCTGGTCAGCAACATCCCATGAAGGATGACAAAGGCAGGCCAACTCGATATGCCCTGGCTTTGAAGAAGTGGGGCTTTTCATCACCTGCACAGGCGCGTGCCTTTGCAAAACGACACAAGGAATCCTGATATGCCGATGACTGAGAAAGGTAAGAAAATCAAGACTGCCATGATGAAGAAGTATGGCAAGAAGAAAGGCGAAGGCGTGTATCACGCATCGGCTAAGAAAGGCACCATCAAGGGTGTAGAAAAGAAAGGATACTGATATGGCTCGCATCTCGCCCCAAGAAATTCTCAAGCGCCGAGACAAGGCTGACGCGAGAAAGGAAGAATGGCGCACCATCTATGAGGAATGCTATGAGTTCGCATTACCGCAAAGAAACCTGTATGACGGTTACTACGAGGGGCGCACGCCAGGGCAAAATAAGATGGCTCGCGTCTTTGATGCCACAGCCATTAACTCAACGCAGCGTTTTGCTAATCGTATCCAGTCAGCTCTTTTCCCGCCGTATCGGGCCTGGTGTACATTAACGCCTGGCAACGAGATCCCGAAAGAGCGCCGCCCAGAGATTCGTGAAGCATTAGAGATTTATGCCGAGCGCATGTTTGACGTAATTCGTCAGACCAACTTTGACCTGGCGATCTCTGAGTTCCTGCTTGATCTCTGTGTCGGTACAGCTGTCATGTTAGTGCAGCCAGGTGATGAAGATGCACCTGTACGCTTTACACCAGTGCCGCAGTACCTAGTGTCATTAGAAGAAGGTCCACACGGTACAGTCGATAATGTCTATCGTAAGATGCGCATCCGCGCAGAAGCGATCAGTCGTCAATGGCCTGATGCCGAGATCCCTGCAACACTGCAACGCATTATTGAAACCAAGCCTGAAGAAGAGGTTGATCTTTTAGAGGCAACAGTATTCAACGTCAGTGAAGACATTTACTGCTACCACCTGATCTACGAGAAAGAAAAGTCAGAGTTGGTTTACCGCACGATGGACGTGTCACCCTGGATCGTTGCTCGATTCATGAAAGTGCCAGGAGAAGTCTACGGTCGTGGTCCACTGGTGACTGCGCTGCCTGACATTAAAACACTAAACAAAGTCAAAGAGCTGGTATTGAAGAATGCCTCTCTCGCCGTGTCGGGTGTATATACAGCAGCTGATGACGGTGTCCTGAATCCGCAAACAATCCAGATCACACCAGGCGCGATCATCCCGGTTGCTAGAAATGGCGGAGCGCAGGGTGAATCACTGCGCCCATTGCGCACAGCGTCTGACTTCAATACGTCGCAGCTGGTCATCAATGACCTGGTCAACTCGATCAAGAAGATGCTATTTGATGATTCGCTGCCACCAGACAATATGTCGGCGCGTAGTGCGACAGAAATCGTACAACGTATGAAGGAGCTGTCGCAAAACCTAGGCTCGGCATATGGCAGATTGATCACTGAGGCAATGACTCCGATCGTGCGCCGCGTGCTATATGTCATGGATCAGATGGACATCATTGATCTGCCACTAGACGTGAATGGCATGCAGGTGAAAGTCGTACCGACATCACCACTGGCACAAACGCAGAACATGGAAGACCTGGAAAAGGTGCTGCAATTTGGTCAGATTGCAGCGCAGTTTGGTCAAGTTGGTCAGATGGCTTTGAACCAGGAAGAGATGATTGACTACATTGCAGTCAAGATGGGAGTGCCACAAGAGTTGCTAACAACGCCAGCAGAGCGTGAGCAGATGATGCAAGAGATGCAGCAGGCGATGGCACAACAACAAGCAGCCCAGGGAATGATACCAGGAGCAGAATAAATGGAAGGGTGGGAGTCCTTACGCCAGGCAGATAATACTGAACTGGCACAAAACAAAATCGCGCAAGACGATCTGAACATTATGTTCGTTCGTTGTTTCTCAACTGAAGCTGGGGCGGAAGTCCTAGAATACTTAAAATCAATGACGCTGAATCAGCCGTCCTGGTATCCAGGCGAAGACCCGTCCCACGGGTTTGCGCGTGAAGGCCAGAATAGCATCGTGCGCGAGATCGTGCGTCGTGTAGAAAGAGGTCGAAACCAATGAGTGAAGAAGCACAAGCAGTTGCTGAAAATACAGAATCAACAGCTGAAGAATCTGGATCACTGCTGAGTCCAACAGCCGAGACTCAGGAAGCGCCTGCTGAGCCAGAAGGCGTCCCACATCTTGAATCGACTGAACCTCAGTTGGTTAATGGTGACGAGGACATCGACTGGGGTGACAAGCCTGATTGGATGCCTGACAATTTTTGGAACGAAAAAGACGGTCCAGACCTTGAAGGACTATCAAAGGCTTACCAGGAGCTGCGCTCAAAGATGTCAGCTGGCAAGCACAAGGCGCCAAAAGACGGTGCGTATGATATTGGCATGCTCAAAGACCAAGGTATTGCAGAAGATGATGCCTTGCTCAGTGAGTTCAAAGGCTTTGCAACTGAGAATGGATTAAGCCAGGATCAATTTGATCAGATCACGTCAATGTACATGCAGCATGTCGGCGACATGTTTGGTGACATTGAAACCAACCGTGAGGCTGAAATGGCAAAGCTCGGACCGAAAGGTGACAAGATTGTCGGCAGCCTAAATCAATGGCTGACCAAACTTGGAACATCTGGTGCGCTTTCTCATGAGGAAGTGGACGCGATTGCTTCCAAAGCTGACTCGGCTCAGTTCATCATGGCGCTGAACAAGATTCGCGCATCCTATGGTGAACAGCCAATACCAGATGTGACTGTCCAGGAAGGCGCAGGGACGACTCGCTCTGACCTGGATGCAATGGTCGCAGACCCTCGCTACGGAAAAGATATGAGCTATACGCAAAACGTAGAGCGAAAATTCATGGAGTTTTTTGGCGAGGCTTAAAGCAGGGGGCTAAATCAGCCCCCTTTCTTTTGTTTGAAGCAGCTGAAAACCTGATATATTCCAATCAACCGACAACTCAGATTCCTGAG